TTAATGATATTAAAAATAAGACAGATGTTAATGATATTAATACAATTAGTCTTCTTTTAAATATTATTAATCAAACTATAAATTATTTTAATCATAATAATTATGATATTTGTATTAAAAATAAAGTTGTGATTTTAAATGAATATTTTTGCTATGATATTTACTCATGGTTTGAATTTTTTAATAATAAAGAAATTAGAATAGATAATATTAAACTAGGTAAAGTATATGCTAACATATTTATTACTAAAACTAATATTAATAAAGAAATAATCAAAAATTTCTTAAATTAATAATCTTTTTTTATATCTTCTAAAAATTTTCTTAATGTTCTATCTGTACATTTACTTTTAAATTCTATTTGTGGTTTATCATTACCTATATTACAGTATATAGTTGGATACGCTTCAATTAATTTTCCATTTACTACTGGTTCTTTATCTGACAAATTTTCACAATCTTGTTCTTTTAATTTAAGTGTTTTCCCATTTTCTGTAATTGAATCATTATAACTATCTTTTACAACCTCCCAGACTTCTAAAGCTTTTTTAGAATAAGGACACCAATCTACATAGTATATAGTTACTATCACTTCACCTCCTTTTCCATAACTATATTCATTATTTTCTTTTAATTTTTTCATTGCTTTTACACCATAATATATACTTACAATACATACTGCTACAATTGCTGATGCTATTAATCCATATATAATATATTTAGTATCCATTTAAATATATAAACATAATAATATTATTATTTTAACACATGATATTTATTAATATATCAAATAATATCGTAGATGTTTGTAAAGATAAATATGATACTGATTTATTATTTTATTCTGCGGTTTATTTAGCTGTTTTTAATGAAGAAATAGTAAAACCAGACTTTACTAAATATATTTCAAATTTTTTGATAAAAGATAAATAGATATATATATACATATGAAACAAACCAAAAAGTTTACAAGAAATGATTTTAATGATTCTAATGGAATGCTTACAACTGTTTGGGGACCTCCATTATGGCATTTTTTACATACTATGAGTTTTAATTATCCTGTTAATCCTACATGTGAAGATAAAAAACATTATAAGGATTTTATATGTGGTTTAACACATGTAATGCCATGTAAAACATGTAGAGATAATTTGAAAAAAAATCTTAAAAAATATCCAATATCACCTTATCTTAAAAATAGACATACTTTTTCTAAATATATTTATAATTTACATGAAACGTTAAATAGATATTTAAAAAAAAAATCAGGACTTACATATAATCAAGTACGAAATAGATATGAACATTTTAGAGCTAGATGTAATGGTACTAAAAAATCACATATAGGTTGTGCTAAAGCTTCTAGAGCAAAAAAAACTAAAAGTGTTATTAATATAGTTCCTAATTCTAAGTGTAAAACATTAAAAATAGATCGTAGATGTTTTAAATAAATTTAATCATAAGTATTTGTAGAATTATTAAAATAGTATGTACTTGATAATTCATGTGCTTGTTTTATAGATTCATCTTTAAACATTACACCTTTTCCACCACAACAAAAATGTGAAATAGTACCAAAATATGATAAATATTTATTAGCTATATTCATCTGAGTTATACTACCAAAATGTATATTTGATGCTACTTTACACATTGCTTGTCTTTCTGCTTCATGTTTTAGTATATAGATTACATATGATTTATTACATTCTTCAAAATGTGTTTCACAACCATATAAATCATTAAAATTATGTGGCTTACAACTAATTAATTTATTGTTAAAAGTACATACGCATTTTATTCCTATTGATTCTTTACAATCTAAATATGTATATATATATTTCATAACATTATCACATAACTTATTCATTTTATTATGTTTATTAATTATATAATATAATATAATACTAACTTTAAAATTCAATTTTTATATTATATTATATTATATTATAATATATAATGCTTACTTTTACTACTTCAGTAAATTATAAAAATAATTCACATATACATAATCATCACATACATAAACATAAAGAAAAAAAATATGAATCTATATGCTTTTTTTGTTGTTTTTAATTTCCTCCTCTTAATCTTAGTACTAAATGAAGTGTTGATTCTTTTTGAATATTATAATCACTTAGTGTTCTACCATCTTCTAGTTGTTTTCCAGCAAAAATTAAACGTTGTTGATCAGGTGGAATGCCTTCTTTATCCTGAATTTTTTGTTTAACGTTATCAATAGTATCGCTAGCTTCAACATCTAATGTTATTGTCTTTCCTGTAAGTGTTTTAACAAATATCTGCATACTTACATTTTAATGTGTTTTATTTTTAAATTATTTATATAAATTAATTAATCAGTATAACCATCATATTCAGTATCAATATCTGAATATTCATAATCATCACCAGCTAACATTTCTCTTATTCTTATTTGATTATTAATAATTAATTGCTCTTCTTCGTTTCTTAAAGTATCCGTTTGGTTATTATCCATATTATTATTATTATTTGAAGAATCATAATATTGATCAATAATATTAAATATATTATCTCTTATATTAAGATTATCATTATTTATATTATTATATTGTCGTGTTGCTATTTGAACTAATTGTTCAAAATTATTATTAATAGGCATATTATTTATTTCTGTTATAATATTATTAGTAGTAGTAGTAGTAGTATTAATAATAGTATTACTAGTAGTATTTATATCTGACACCCTATTTGTAGATAAACCAAATATAAAAGGAGTATTACTATTTTGTATAGTATTATTATTAGAATTTTCTAAAATAATACTTCCTGGTAATCCAAATATAAAAGGATTATCTGTTGATTCTATTCTACCATTACTACTATTTTCTAAAATTGTGCCAAAATATTTATTTGCTTTATAAAAATTAAATAATAGTGTTTCTAATTTACCTTTATTTTTAAGTACAATAGCTGGTTGTAAAGAATAATTAACTCTTAGATAATATATTATAACATGTTCTAATTTTTCTACAACTTTAGAAAATGGAAAATTTCTATTTATTTTTAAAGGTATTATATTTTTATATTTTTTTAATATATCTTTTATATATTCTACTTTAGAATTATATGTTAAATTATCATGAAAAGATTTTATAGCTTTTTCTCTAAAAAATGGTTCATACGATAATTTTAATTTTTCTATATTAAAATCTGAATAAAAATAATATAAAAATGCTTGTGGAATAATAAAATTATTTTCTTTACAGTATATGTATAAGTTATATAAATTATGATAAGATAATTCTATGTTTGTATAAGGATTTTTAGGTACTATTGGAAAAGAAAATATATTATCACTATGTATTAAACTAATACATATTAGTTTTAGTAAATCAGAAACAACAAAAGTATTAATAGTATTGGATTCAATAAGTTGAATTTTGTTTTTATTTTTATAAATTGATAGATCATTAAAATGTAAATCATATTTTATTGATTCATTTACTTGCGTTTTATTAAAACAATATATGTAATATATTTTTTTAAATTTATAATAAATATTTTGTATATTTGAAAATATAGTAATAAATTCTTCCTTCTTATCATTTGAAACAAATAAATTATTTAAAATCATATCATTGAATACTTTAAATTTATAGTATTGATTGAAACTTGTTTTAAATGCATTTAATAATATATCTCCACTAAAAATATCTTTTTTATCTATTATAACTAATTTATCTAAAATTAGATTAAATAAATTTAATTTATATTTATAATATTTATTATCTTCACAATTCATGTATTAAGTAGTATATTTTTTTTATATTTAAATGATTTATAAATCTAAATCATATGAATCATCTATTATAGTTTTATCAATGCGTGTTTTATTTATATTTTTAGCATGTTGATTTACCTGCATATTTGATATTGAACAATACTCATCTGAATTTATTTTAGTTAAATCATGTAAAATATCATCAGTATTTTCTACACTATCATCAATATCTAATGAAGCATATTTTGTATGATCAACAAGTAGTTGAAAACTATTTGTACCGTAAAATCCTAATTGACCACACATAACATTAGCTGAAATACCATGCATTTTATCTAATTCCGCATGTCTAGCAGCCTTTAAAAACATTTCAGGAGTTTCTTCAAATGATGCTTTTGCAATAACACCAATATCATCATTATTAATTCCATGTCTAAATATTGAAATCATCTTATAAGAATATGTCATTCTATCTGTTAATAAACCTAGATGATGTCTATTAATATATGTACCATCCTTTTCTGTAATCTCTAAAAATTCATTATAAATAGATTGACGAGCTGCTTCAATACCTAAAACTCTATACATTTCTGTTACACTATTGGTATATGTTTTATTTACATCAATATAATCTAATGCTAATGTTTCAAGTAAATTACTACCAACAGTATCTAAAACCCATATTTGTAATGGATTATATTTACCATCAACATATTCAATTAATCCAGGTTCTTTGCGTAAAAGTACTTTTGAAATATTTTTAATACCTCTAATATTAATATTATTTAATAATTGCTCAGAGAAATTTTTAACATAACAAATTTCATCAGACTGATCTAAACTTTGTTGACTTTTTGATGACTGTTTAATTTTTTTCACTGAAATTCTAAAAATTAAATTGTCATCATTATAATTACTATAAATTGTTTTAATATCATCACCATATATACTTTTTAAACAAAAGTCTATATCATCTAATGTAATATTTTTTTGTATTAAAGCAAAATTATTTATTGTTAAACGAATTATCCATTTTGATTTTTCAGGTTCTTTTTCTACTTTTTCCTCATCTTCATCACCCATAAATTGTTCTAGCATATCTTCAAATTTTTTAAATTCTTCTACAAATGATAAATCTTCTACAGTATTAGTTGAATATTCATTAGGTTCAAAACAAATTTGAACTTTATCTACTAATTCTATTAATTTAGTTTCTTCTATCATATTTAAAATCATTTGACACTTTTCACGATTTTTTGAATCTTCTTTATTTAAAAATACTGTCATTGATGGATTCTTTGGATTATCTGATAAAGATAATAATTCTTCTACACGAGGTACACCACGAGTTACATTTGACTTACTTGCTACACCAGCTAAATGAAATGTATTTAATGTCATTTGTGTTGTAGGTTCTCCGATGGATTGTGCTGATAAAATACCAACCATTTCACCAGGCATGACTAATGCTTTTTTATAATAATATACTATTTGTTCTAATAATACACTTAATGATTTTTTATTATATCTTTTATTTACTAATAATACTTTTGGATTTAAAAAGTAAAAGTATAATGTTTTAAATAGTTTATTATTTTCTGTATTACATATTTTATTTATTATTTCATAATATGTAAATTCAATTTGTT